CTACTGGTGGAAGAAAACCATCCATTATTTGCCTATCGCGTTGCGGTATTCCGAATTGTAAAGTTCAACAAGACGAGGCTTTGCTTCAATGAAGCCCGGGTATAGATAGGGAAATGGGCGAGTCGTTACATGAACCTCTGTTCCCTTCTTAGTCGTGTATGAAGATGATCCGCCCAATTCGACTCTGCGACCATAAATCATTGTTGGTCCCACGCTTGATTTCCATGATCCGGGCCCGACACGTGTGACATCTTTGACTTCAATCGAATCTCTTAAGTTGCCAGTTCTGCGAGTTGGTCGAGGTGGATTTGGCAAAGCATGAGTATCGCCTCTGAATTGTCTTTTGGCTGAATTAGCAATCAGAAGTCCGCCACGTTCAACAATTCTGCGAGATGCATTGTCAATTCTGAAAGTCATGTCTTCGAGAGCCTTGCCGAGTCCTTGAACTCCGCTTACTTTCATAACAATGTCCTCAGCCATTTTGGATCTCTTTCACTATTCCATCTATTGTAAGCAACCAGTCAATGAGTTCGCTTGGCTCATTGAGGAACTCCTCATGCGAAGCATTGAACGTAGTCCGGTAACGGTATTCTCGAAAGTAAAATCCTACATCGCCATCAAGATCAACATCTTTGCCTTTTAAGGCGGATCGAAGTTTGTTTAGTTGTCGGTAGGCACTTTTGGGTCTGTCACACCATCCGGCGAAAACTCAGGTGTATTGCTGTATTCATTTGAGCAAAGAAGCGCAAGTTCTTGAAATAGCGAAGTCGGTAAATCTAATGCAGTATCAATAGTTGGCAATTCGCCCCTAGACCATGATTTGACCATGCCAACAATCAATGCGGCTTGGTATGCATTGATTTTGTCTTGATCTTCTTCATCGAGTTGCGACCATTTATCCCATGTCGCCATGTCTGTTTCATCGAAACCTAATTTTTGCAATTTCATTGCCGTTGCTCCTGCGACCATGAATGCTCTGCCGATAGTTCGATTTGTTCGTTCTGAAATCTCATTTCGAGAATACAGAATTGCTGAATCGCCGTTTGATAATTCTATTGCTGGCATGTTCTCCCCTTAGTTAATTAATAGCCGGTTTGGTAAGCAGTTGAAATTGAATTGACAGTCGTTGTCACGATTGGCGAGTATCCCAAGTAACCAGTTCCTGAAGGAACATCAGCAGTATTCGCATTTGCGGTGAATGCAACTTCTACTTCTGTGTATTCCTTACCTCTCGTTCGTTTTACATCGTGGAACTGAGCCGAAGATGTTTGGAATGAAATTGAGTGATTCGTATTTGGGTTTGTCAAAGTAATGACAACTGGCTCAGGTGAACGATTCAATGCAAATGCAGAACTCGTAATTGTTCCGCTTGAGTATGCAGAAGGAGTTGAGAAAGTATCTGCATTGCTACTGATAACGGCTGTAAACTTTCCTGTCACTTCTACTGGTCCAGCAAAGTTTGTGTATGGTCCCTGTCCGCCCATTGTAAAAATGCTTTGAGTTTTGCGCTCAATTTTCAATTCACCTGAAGCAATGTAATTGTATGTAGTTCCATTAATAGTGATTGTTGTATCCCAAGCAGGGATCAACTGCTCACCAGTTTCTTCAAGGTAATTGAATGAACTTTGAAATACAGAAGGTAGCGATGAGGTCGAGGTTGTTGAGACGTAAGGATTAGCAAAGAACTTGATAGTTGCATCTGCGGCGGCCTCGGCTCCAAAAGTCATTGCAAGGTTGTCTGCTTGTGCGCCTGTCATGTAGAAATAATTTGCGCCATCGAAATCAACGATTGTGTATGAAAGTGGCTGAGATCCAGAAGTCGAATCATTGTAAAGACCAATCTTGTGAGAGTAGGGTCCTGCTCCGGTGACGATGTCATTGCCACCAAGAACTGATGTCAGCAGTTGAGGGAATGTGTCTGCATAAAGATAAAACTTTGCATCGTATTCATCATGACGAACGCTTTGAACTTGGTCATAGACCATTGCTGGCGATCCTCGGAATGCTTCATCACGAAGAAATGTCTGCATTGGAGTGATTTGAGGTGTTGTAACCGGAATGTAAAGAGGCGCATAGTTTCCAGCACCGCCAGTTGTCGTGGTTCCTCGAGTCGGTGTTGTTACGCCGGCGGCAAGATTCGCTTCGAGAGCAAGACCGAAATAACTATTGGCGGATAAGTAAGCGTTTTGGGTCATTCTGATTCCTTAGTGGTTGATGGGTCTGCTTCTGCGATTGCGGGCTCAGAAACGGCTTCTGGGGCTGTCTCAGGGGATTTTGATACTGACTTCGCTATTTTCTCAGCGACTTGGATCTCCCATCGACCATCAGCAGGATCATTAGCAAGTTCGTAAGTCTTGCCAGTTTCAGCAACGAGGACTCCGGCATCATGAATGATGTGAGGGTAGGTGCGCTTTACTGAATCAATGTATTTGAATAGCGACATCGTTCTCCTAAGTATCCAAAATCTCTACAACTGAAACTCTAACAGAGGAGTAGATTTGAGTCACGCTGGCTCCTCCATTTAGCAAACGAGGATAGTACGAAGTTACATCAATGTCATCTCCGCCGGGGAATACTCCCTCACCCCATTGAAAAATAGGAAATGGTTTGCCTTCTGTCCCTGCTGTTCGATCTGCCCTAATCGCTAAGACTAAAGCATCAAGAAATGTCTCATTATCAAAGCCGGCATCTTCCGCCTTACGTCTTGAAGATCGCATGAAACAATCAAGAACCATGCGGTATTCAACTGCCTTGCGCCCATTATGCGGTCCGCCAAGTGCAATTCGCTTTTCAGTTTCTCGTTCGATGTATAGATAAATGATTGCGCCAGATGTATGCCCCGGATCCTCGCCAGCATAAAACTCCATTTCAGGAGTGAACTTGGCAGGGAATGGTTTGACAGTCGAAAGGAATGGGATCTCTGCCCCGACAAGATAATTGTAAATCTGTTCTCGAACAGTTGCTCTCGACATTAACTACGAGCCCAAACGATGCGGTATTGATCGAGAAGGTCGTAGGCGGCCATCATGTCTTCGGCAGAAGATTGAGCCTTTGGAGTTACTGCTGATGGTTCACCAAGTTCATTAATAATTAAGCCACCTTGACCTCGTTGCTTAACAAGAGCAACTACAAAGTGAATTACTGCTTGTTTTATAGTTGCTGGCATTGCTGAGAAATTAACTCCTCGCCCATGCTTGAACTTTGTTGGGTTGACCAAAGGAACAGTCGTGCTTCCAAATACGAAAGAAGAATCGACTTGAACATACTCATCAAGCATCCCATCCCAGATTGTCATGTTCATACCCGGGAAGATTCCTGTCGAATCATTGATAGTGATTTCAGTCGATCCAGCAGGCATGACATCAGTCGTAAATGAGTTTGCCCAACCATTGATGTATGTCCATTCAGCAAATAATTCTGCATCAGGAGCCCAATTACCGCCAGCGATTGTTATTGGTCCGACAGAAAGTCCGATTGAAGATGCATACGTCACGATAAATTGCTCTCGTTCGATTGAGCAAGTATCAGGTGTGATGGTCACGTCATACAGTCCTTGTCCGGGTCCCCAGCCAATCATGAAATTAGTGACAGCAAGAATTGGGGTGAAATACGGATTGATGATGACTTGTCCCAAGCGATTTGGGCGATAGCGACCATTTTCAGTATCGTAAGTTGCATTCAAGGATCCGTATTGACCCATGCAATGAAGGTCTGCCATTGCAGATGCTCGAACAATCAATTCAGTAAGCGAGCGATCTTGAACGGCGGCGGATCCATTCTCGACAAGATTTGAAAAATCAACTGCTGATGCTGTTGCAGAAAACTTAACTTCTTCAAGTGAGACATAAGGCTCGATTCGACCTGATTGGAGGATCCATGAAGCGGTTGCCATGTTACTCATCAGATGATCCTTCTGCTATTAGTTCAGTCCCCCCACATTTACCACACTTGTCTCGATAAAGTCCGATGAAATTGCATGCTTTACAGATCCAACCATTTGTATTTCGAAATGTAATACCAGCCACAGCAAAGTCTCCTGATTTTTTAAGAAGAGTCGCTTCTGGTCCCGACACATTGAATGTGCCATCTTTCGAGCGATTGATTACTTTATTCCCGACCTCAACTTGTTGAAGTCCTCTGTCACTACCTACGAGTCTCATGGATCCATTCTCCCTTAAATAGAGAAACGGTGCAAGGGTCAGGGGAGGCAAACCCTTGCACCGCATTCTCTAGTGCTAAACGATTACTCGATTAGCGATGTTGTACCAATCGTTATGAAACGATGTTGGTGATCGCACCACTCCACGCAGGGGCGCGGAATGCGAGTGTTCCGTACTGGTATGTGCTGATGTCCCAACTGAGTTGGATCTGTGGCCATTCCAATACGATCATGTCCTGAACGTTAACTACCTGAACAGTCTCAGAAACTCCTGAGTCTGGGAAAGGAAGTGTCTTGCTGTGAATCAAAGCAACACCAGCAGGCATGTATGGGTGAGCAACAACGTCAACCATCTTGCCTGTTGATTCATTCTGAATCGCAGTTACGACTGAACCGATTGTGATTCCATCGCTTCCTGTCTGGTAGTTCAAGCGGTATCCGGTAGGAGTTCCTTCCTGCTGAATGCTGGCCGCCAATGACTTACGAATTGATGCAGTCGTAAGAATCATGTCTGGGTCAGCAATAACTGAGGAGTAGAGATCATAGAAGATCG